TGGGATGACGTTGATGGTGTCCCAACGGCTCTCACAACTGAGATTTGCATGTCATCACTTAGCCGTGGTATGCAGACAGTTGACCTCTGCAATGGGTTGGTTCCGTTGTACCTAGACCAGCCAGAGACTGGCTTGGCACCAGAGGCCTCTGGGAAGCCCCAGGATGCGACAAAAACTGCTACCCCTAGGGAGACAGCCCCCCAAGCTAAACCGCCTCTTAAAACGCTTCCTAATGCGTCTGACATGGTGTTTGTACTGGCATACGTAAACGACCACGGGGTACTTGAGTCATTCACTGGTTCAAGAGATCAAATCGTTAGGTTTGTCAACGCTTTGTCCTAACCATCTGTGGGGGGGGCCGGGGTCAAGAAGGAAGGAAAACCCCCCGGCCACAAACCCCCACAGGACCGCAGTTGTATTCCCGAAGGCCAGCTGCGGATTCAGGTGTATAACTTACCCTTGGGATACATAATAGCACCACAAAAGAAAGGAAGCAACCATGGCAGGAAGCAAGTTTGGAGGACCGTTTATACCAGTCCCAAAGTGGGTAATGAACTACATCAAGGGCGATTCTGTATCGCTCCACGTGCTGGTTACAGCCCTAGAGTATTTAAACAACGAAACGCAAGAACTAACCACCTCGTATGAGCATCTGGCAGAAAAGACTGGGTATAGCCGACGCACAGTCATTAGGGCAATGGCAAGACTTCACGAAGTTGGGGTGATTGAGCTCAACCACCGACACGGCAAAGGTGGTCGGCAGTTGACCAACAAGTACATGATCGACTTCAACAATCCAATGGCTCGAATTAGGGGTGTCGCGTCAGACACCCTCCCCGAGAGCAGTGTCACACCTGACACCCCCCCAGTGCCACGCCAGACACCCCTTGGGGGTGTCACTGGTGACACCCAATCAAGAAAGACTAATCTAAACCAAGACAAGACCCGGGGGCGGAGGTCTAATGGTGTACTAGATTTGTTTAACACTGATCCCAAGTGGAGACAGCAACTTAAGCCAGATCCCAAAACGGAGGAATGATATGTACCCAACCGCCTGTGTTTTGTGTGAAGCCAAAATTGAGGAAAATGATTTTTCTTGGTACCCCGAAGATGGCGACGGTCCGATCTGCGAAAGTTGTTACAGCGCCGACCTAGACAACTGCGAAACAATTTTTATTGTTGACGGTGAAGAGGTCTCAACGTATTACATTGCTAACTTTGTTCAATTGGATGAGTACGGCGATTCTCCGATTATGTGGCGAAAAAAACCTCTCAAAGTAAGAGCACAGTGGGTTTCTACCAGCATGTGGCGCGGGTACATGGACATCACACTTCCTGGATGGACGTGCGTAGTAGACGGGTGGACAACCGGTGGATACGACGATGAAATTGGTAGACGCAAGAATGTGTTTAATCAATGGGCCACCGATCTACTTGAACATCGAGTGCAGTACTCAACACCCATTGCGTTGGTAAATGCACACACTAGTAATCTTTTTTCAATGGCAATATCGATCATGGTTCAAGATGAGGACGTGGAAACATTTAAAGAAGAGCTTGCAGAAATGCATGAAGCACTCCATGAATCGTTGACATGATTTCTGATTCATGGGGTAAGGCGCTAGGTGAAGACGATGAAGAAAAAGTTGTTGTTCAACCAAAAAAGAAAACGTCGTTAAAGTCACTTGTTTATTATTTTAAAGACACCGTAATTCCAACAACGATGACGTTGTCAGCTCCAGTAAACGGCGTGGCTTTAATGAAGGCATTTAAGAATTTACGACAACGTGGAATATCCAACGATGAAATTGTTTTGATGATTGATCAGTTTGCACACGACATCAAACAGGCTCCCCTACCAACCGCTATTCCGGCGTGGCGGGGCTTTGTTTCTCGATTAGATTCTTTGTATGAAAAAATAAAAATTGGATCGAATACCTACACCTACGAGTCGTATACTGTTGACAAGCGCTTCAAAAAAGGAAATAAAAATGGCTGAGCTTAAGAGTCAAAAATACTGGAGAAAGAGACCCCTAGAGGAACGACTCCATAACACAAAGATCCCTAAAAAATATCTGGCCGCAACCCTTGATAACTATGATGAAGAACACGGAAGTCAAGATGTTGTTTTATACGCACGGCACTGGGTAAACAACGTTGAACAGAACTTAAACGAAGGCACTGGGTTGTATTTGTTTGGCGGAACCGGAAGTGGTAAAACCCACATTGCTACGTCTATTTTGAAACGAGCAGTTGCCACAACAGAAACATGTGGGTATTTCATTACAGCAGAACAATATCTTGATGTTTCCTATTCGGCCTTAGATGACGAACGATACGACGATGAATCATCTGATGCAGATACGGTTCATTACATTGACAATGTTTACGATCTGCTGGTTCTTGATGGGTTAGGTACTGAACGAAGGCAAACAGAATTTGCAAAGAAGTCGCTTACATCTATGTTAAGTAAACGATATGAGAATCAGTTACCAACAATCATCACAACAGACATCCCCATGAAAAAGCTTGCTCAAATTTATGGGAACAGACTTTCGTCAATTATCACCGACTGTTGTTTGTTCATTCCATTTCTTGGTGGCGATTACCGACTATGGAGAGCCAGTGGAGAGGGGTGACATTTCCGCATACGCCCCACCGGGACTCGCCGTACTTTTTGAAGGGGTACTGGCCTCACCACCCGATACACTAGGTAAGGTCATTGCGAACATCCGCCTACGAGCTAACGATTATGATGCATACCTCACCTATTGGAAAGCACATGAGATTCCATTAAAACACGTAATTGACACCATTAATCGAAAACAAATTGGCGTAGTTGTATACACACTTCTTCCGGTTGAAGTTGCCGAAGCAATTGACCGGTGGTTGATTAAGCGCAACATCTCTACTACTGTGGTCCCCTACGCTGACATAGATGATTTGACAGAGACCTCAAAGTTTTTTCCAGAAATTAAAACCATCTACGTCGCAGACCAAGAATACGCAAGAAGGATTGGCATGAAGGCAACTGTAGTTACTCCTGAAACAAGTTGGAACTTGTAATGGCTAGTGCAGAACACCTTCTTATCAGCAAGGTCATTCAAGACCAGAACATCACCCATCCACTGAAGCTTGGTGTCAAGAACATTCACTTCACTCAAACATGGGGACAGGTTTGGGAATGGGTTCTGATCTACTGGAGAGAACACAACTCGGTTCCAACTGCTCGAGCAGTCAAGCAACAGTTTGGCGACATTACGCTTGTTGACGCTTCTAAAGAGCCGTTTAGTGGGTTGATTGAAGAGGTTTACAAAGCGTATAAACACAGGAGTTTGCTAGAAGCAGTCGCAGAAGCAATGCCAGCGCTGGAACAAAGCGCCGTTGATGCGGCCCTAACCCTGCTGACTAGAGGCGTAAACAAAGCCACTACTGACACCACCAGGCTTCGAGATGTAAACCTTATTGAGACATGGGAACAACGTGTTGAGAAATACATTGAGTTGCAAAAAACACCCAACGGACTTCGTGGAATTCCCACCGGGCTACTTGGTCTTGACCGCATTACCTCTGGACTCCGACCACAGCAGTTGATTACCTTTGTTGGTGAAGCAAAGCGTGGTAAATCGCTTATGACGCTGTACATGGCAAACGCCGCCCACCTACACGGTAAGACACCACTGTTTGTTTCCTTTGAAATGTCAGCAGATGAACAAGCTGCTCGATACGACGCAATTGTTGCTGGTGTTCCCTACAGCAACATCTTGCGTGGATCTATGAGCGAACAGGAACTTGAAAAGGTTTCAAATACGTTACGCATGCGCAAGAACATGCACCCATTCATCATCACTGAAGACACGTCTTCTCTTACAACAGTCGGTGCACTGGCCGCAAAAATTAAAGAATACAAACCGGACATTTTGTTTGTTGACGGTGTGTATTTGATGGATGACGAAAACGGAGAGCCAAAGGGTTCTCCACAAGCCCTGACCAACATCACTCGTGCATTAAAGCGTGTGGCACAGAATGAAGACATCCCCATTGTCGGAACCACCCAGGTTCTGTCATGGAAACTAAATAACAGAAAATCTAGAAAGATTACGTCTGATGCAATCGGTTACACGTCTTCGTTTGCCCAAGACTCAGACCTAGTGCTTGGTGTTGAAGCCGACCCAGATATTGAAGATCAAGCCATTATTCGCGTAGTACTTGCTCGCTCGGCTCCTCTTGGGGAAATCAAGATTAACTGGGATTGGGCAAATATGAATTTCACCGAAGTAGGAGACGATACCGATGATGACAATGACACCGACAACTGGTACTACTGATCTTGCTGACGTTCTGCGTCGATTAGGCGTTGACGTTATTAGGGCAGGAGAAAAAGAAATATCTGCTCGATGCCCAGTCCACCTTAAGCGCACTGGCAAGGAGGATAAGTCTCCGTCGTGGTCGATGAACGGCAATACCGGCTTGTGGATTTGTTACTCATGTGGAGCACGGGGAACTCTTTCACAACTTGTTTCTGAAATCACCGGGGAAACAGACTCCATCGTTGCGATTCATAAGTTTTTGATTACTAACAGTCTTAATCGGATATCAACTCCAAAGGTAGAAGAGAAAGCTGTACCCATTGATTGGTTTACGTTTAGCAAGTTTTCCGTACCATCAGATGCTCGACTACAGGAAAAGAACCTTGATAGGGAAGCAGTGCGTCGTTACGGTATCCGGTGGGACACATCAACACAGTCATGGATCATTCCAATTGTTGCACCCACAGGAGAATTAATGGGTTGGCAATCTAAATCAAAGTCTCGAGTCCTTAACTATCCCACCGGCGTTTCTAAATCAAAAACTCTGTTTGGTCTTGACTCCATCAACTCAGGTACTTGTGTGTTGGTTGAGTCCCCTCTTGATGTGGTCAGGCTAAGCACAGTTATGGATGGGGTCTGTGGTCTTGCATCCTTTGGCGCACATATCAGCAAAAGCCAAATTGCCCTGCTTTCACTATATGTAAACAAGTTAGTTGTGGCCCTAGACAATGACGAAGCTGGCATTAACGCGGCAAAGAAATTAAAGCTTTCTCTCCCATCCTTTAAAAACCCTGTTACATGGTTAAGGTATCGTCATACGTCTGTTAAGGATCTTGGTGACATGACGGACTCTGAGATCTACGAAGCAGTTACCGGTGCGTCAGTACTACCATGGTGGATCCCCAGTGTTTAACGGAAAACTTTACCCATTCCAACAAGAGGCTGTCGACGCGATGGTCGAACGTGGGCAAATGCTTCTTGCCCTCGTCATGGGTGCTGGTAAGACGGTTACAACGCTGGCAGCCCTAGAACACCTACATGAGGGCAAAGAGATACAAAAAGCTCTCATTGTTGTCCCGGCAGCACTCAAGTATCAATGGCAACGAGAAATACAAAAATTTACAGATGCCCATTCAACCGTTATTGATGGGGCTCAGTCAGCACGTATTGACCAATGGCGTAAATCAATTGGGTCTCGATATGTCATTGTCAACCCAGAGTCTTTAAAACGAGATCTTTCGTATTATTCAGAACACCGCTTTGACGCAATGGTTATTGACGAAGCGACAATGATTAAAACCCCCAGGTCCCAACGTTCGCGTATTCTAAAAAAGATTGGCAAGACCTACCACTATCGGTTCGCCCTTACTGGCCAACCCATTGAAAATCGTCCAGAGGAATTGTTTTCCATTATGCAATTTGTTGATCCAAAACTATTAGGTGATTTTAAAACATTTGACCGGACATTTATTGTTAGAGACAAAATGTTTGGTAAGCCATTGCGTTACAGAAATCTTGACGTATTGAGTGAAACGTTAAAGACGACAATGATTCGTAAACGACGTGAAGACATTGCAGATCAGTTGCCCAAGATCATTCATTCAGTCATCCCAGTTCCTTTTGATAAAGACGGGGCAAAGGCATACAGAATTATTGCCAAGGAACTACTTAACTCCATTCAAAAAGCCATTACATCATTTGGGCGTGGCTTTGACCTATGGACTCACTATTTTGGTCGACAAGACAAAACTGATCAGGGACGAATCATGTCGCAAATTACCGCGCTACGTATGTTTTGCGACAACCCAGATTTAGTTCAGTTGTCAGCCCACCTGTACGGAACCACTAACAATCAAGGTAGCGAATATGCTTATGAGCTCGTTAGTCGCGGTGTAATTGCTACACGAATGAAATCACCTAAACTCGAGGTGCTTATTGAATACCTTGAAACTGTTCTTGCTGAAGATTCAAAGAACAAAGTTGTATTGTTTTCGTTTTATACCTACAACTTGAAACTTATTCAAAAAGCAACAGCACATTTAACTAAAAGCGTTATTTTTGACGGAACAATGAATAACGCCCAACGAGATACAGCAAAACAATTGTTCACCAATGACGAGTCTGTACGTTTGTTCTTATCCTCAGATGCCGGTGGCTATGGGTTGGATTTGCCCATTGCTAACTACCTAATTTCCTATGACCTGCCATGGAGCGCCGGTAAACTAGATCAGCGGGAATCTCGAATCATCAGGTTGTCATCCGAACACACCCACGTTAATATCGTGGCGTTGGTCATGGAAGGAAGCGTCGAAGAGCGTCAGTATGAAATGCTTCAAGAGAAGCGCAACATCAACAAAGCGTTCATTGACGGTGGATATGATTACAACAACAGTTATCAATTAACACTTGGAACACTCAGCGATTTTCTCAAAACAAGCGAGGTATAAAATGGCAGAAGTAGATAACGACTACATCAAGGGCCTTGTACGTGAGTACAAGAAAGCCAAAGAGATGATTGACGCTCTTGAAAAGCGCAACGCTGAGATGAAGACCAAACTGACAGACGCTCTTGTTGCCAATGGGTCCCCTGATAGTAACGGCCACCTATGGTTGACTCTTGATGACGTTGAGATCAAACGCGAGCGCCGCGTTAGTAAAGTATTTAATTCCGCTGCCGCTGAAGCATGGGCAAAACAAAACGGTCATTGGGATGTAGTAAAAGAAGTAGTCGAAGTACTAAACGAGGATAAGATCCTTGGGTTAGCGTGGCAAAATCCCGAATTGCAGGAACAGGTTAAATCCTTTTACATGGAGAAAGAGTCTTGGGCACTGAAAGTATAGATAACATTTTTGGGGATCTTCCCAACTATCCCGGTTCCAAAAAGCCAAAGAATAGAAAAGAGTACGAAACTCTGGGAGACCCCTCTGCTAACGTAAAACCAACGTTTTACACCATGAACGGTGTGCGTATAGAGTTCTACACCGTAGGGCAACTGGCAAAGCTTTTGGGCCGACGACCAGTTACCGTGCGGGCGTGGGAAAGCCGGGGGCGAATTCCTCCCGCAACATACAGGAGCCCGATGCCGAAAGGAGAACAAATTCCTGGAAAAAAGACCCAGGGTCGTCGTCTTTACACTCGGGCGCAGGTAGAGTTGATCATCCAAGCAGTTGACAAATTCATTGGTGATGAACCAAGGCAGAGGTCAGCTAACTGGAATGAATTCAAGAAATACATCAAGCAACATTGGACAAAGTAACAAAGGACAAACGTCATGCCAAACAAATACAATGAAGAGTTCGAGATTGACGACACCGTCAACATGGAACAAATCACCGAAGCAGCAACCACCACGATGACAAAGAAGGCTCGGGTCGAAACTGCCCAACCCTCCACCGCATCAGCAGTGGCAATCATCCGACGTGGATGGGGAGCCGCACAAAAAGTGCAAGAGGCAACCACGCCTTACGCACAGCGCCTCAAGGTCACCGAAGATGTTCAAATCATCAAGTTCATTGAGGATGAGCCATACGCATCGTTCCGCACACACTGGGTCGAGCGCGAAGGCCAGAAGTCATTCATCTGCCTCAGCAACCACCCCGATGGATGCCCATTGTGCAAAGCCGGTCTCCGTGCCTCCAGCAAGTTCGCATTCAACGTGGCGCTGTTGGCCAGCAATGAGGAACCCGAAATCCGCTCATTGGAAGTCGGCGTTCGCCTCATTGACCAGCTCCGCAATTACCACAACGACCCCCGACAGGGACCGCTGTCCAAGCACTACTGGGCAATCTCACGCACCGGTAAGGGCGCTCAGACACAGACCCTTTTGCAGCTCGTTCGTGAGCGTGACCTTGAAGAGTTCAACCTTGAAGGGTTGACCGATGACAACATGTCGGTTTTGCGCAACAAGGCGTACTCATCCGACATCATTCAGGTTCCGTCGCACACCGATCTCTTGGAAATTGCGTCAGAGATAGTTCAAGCGGAATAATTCATGGCCCTAACGGTTCATACCGTTTCCGAAATCAACGAGATTGTTTCTGAAATACAAAAAGTTGGGGCATTCTCATTTGATATCGAGTCACGTGGGGTTCTTGAGCGTCATCCTGATGTAATGGAGCATTTTGAAAAAGAATGTTCCGATCACATCAAAACGCTTAAGAACCCCAGTGCCGACATTGTTGCACGTTCTACAGAAGTCATACACCAGCGATATTTATCTCAGTTGGCACTTGATCCAAAACGCAATGAAGTCTTTTGGATTGGTCTTGCAACTGCTGAACAGTCGTGGGCAATTCCTATGGGTCACAAGGTAGGAAAACTAATTGCTCCAGAAGAACGAGGCGACGGTTCCACTATTCCACCGCCCGGGCATCGCAAGGTTTTGAAAGATGGAACTGAGTCTCTTGCTAAAGCCAAGTACGTAATCCCTGCCACGTTTGAACCAGCACCTCAACAACTTGACCGTTTTGAAGTATTTGAATACCTACGGCCATTGTTTTTTAGTGAGTGTTTAAAGATCAACCACAACGTCAAGTTTGACGCACGATCTATTCAAAAGTACTACGGTTCTTTACCGTCAAAACCTTATTGCGACACAATGGTGCTACAGCACATTTGTGACGAAAACATTAGTAGTTTCTCACTTGTCAGCCTTATTCAACATAACTTTGCCAACCACAACGCCTACCGCGAGGGAAAGATCGGTAAAAACATTGACAGTGTTCCCTTCGACGTGGCAGCCCGGTATGTTCATTTAGATGCACGGTGGGCATGGCTTACCTATAAAAAACTTATTGCCAAAATTAAGATTGACTGCCCCCTTATTCCAGTCCTAGAAAAGGACATGGAGTTGTTGTATGTGATTATGCATATGGAAGAAGAGGGCATTTCCGTTGATCACCATTCACTCAAGTCCTTGCGTAAGGAACTTGACAGCAAACTTAAAGACACGTTGTTGGCTATTTCAGAAATCGCTTACCCTGGGTTTAACCCAGACTCAAATAAGGAAAAACAACAGTTTCTTTTTAACAAAAAGAGACAGGGTGGTCTTGGTCTCAAGCCACCTAAGAAAACACCAAATAACGCACCATCTGTGGATAGTGAGTCTTTGGAAAAACTTCGGGGTAAGCACCCTATTGTCCCTCTCTTACTTGAGTGGCAAGAGTTACAAAAACTTAAGTCCACTTACGTTGAGGGTCTTATTCCAAAACTAAATAAGGGAAAACTTCACCCATCATTTCATTTGCACAGGACTGCAACAGGTCGATTGTCATCTTCAGACCCCAACCTTCAGAACATTCCGAGAGAGTCAACAGTAAGAAAACTCTTTGTACCACCGGAAGGGTACAGGATGTTAGTTGCCGACTATGACCAAATTGAACTGCGAGTCATGGCCATGTTTAGTCAAGACAAAGAACTACTTCGTATTTTTAACGAAGGCATAGACATTCACACCGCCACCGCCGCAGCCGTATTTAAAAAACCACTAGAACAAGTAACCTCAGAAGAACGACAGATAGGTAAAGGAGTCAATTTCCTTACCGCCTACGGCGGTGGGTATGCCAAACTTGCTAGGACCACAGGTATTAGTGATGAGCATGCCCAAAATATCATGGCTGCATATAGGAAAAGTTTTAAAGGGCTTACTCAGTGGAAGAACAAAGTAATTGCCGTAGCCCAAAAGAAAGGATATGTAACCACCTTGAGTGGTCGCCGTAGAAGGCTTATTGATATTACGTCGTCAGATCAAGAGAAGGTTTCGAGGGCAGAACGCCAAGCAGTTAACGCGGTTATTCAAGGATCTGCCGCAGATATATGCAAAGACGCAATGATTGAGGTGTTTTCTGTATTTAAGAACACAAAATCAAAACTTGTTGTGCAGGTTCACGACGAACTTATAGCAGTTTCTCCTGAAGATGAAGACGTTCAAGAACTTTTTATAAACGCCATGGGTCATAACCGATCTATTATGGGTGTGTCACTTAAAGTATCGTGTCACACGGCACGTAGCTGGTCGGAGGCTAAAGGCAAATGAAGCACATCATTGATAAGAGAAATTTTTATCTCATGCTCTCCTTGTACCTTGGTCAGGACATTGCATATAAACATGGTTTTACCGGCACATCAGACGATGTTAAAGAAAAAGAACAAGAGTGGATTTCTAATCAATGGGAAATGCTGTATGAACTTGGGGTCTTTAACGAAGTTGTTGAATCGGTAGAATGGTTTTCTGAAGTGCTGACCAAAGGCATGATCGACTCCGACGACGATATGCCACAAACTGAGGCACTGGTTGAGCAGACCAAAACAATTATCCTTGCCTACGGCGTTGCCCTGGTTCAAAAGTTGCTTATGAACGAAAAGATTGCATTATTAGGAGAAGTGGTGGTGGAATGAGTTCCTGGTGGGAAAAGAAATTAAATGGCGATACCGAGTCGACTAAAGCTTCGTTACCGCCCACAACGCATAGGCCGGTATTGCCTGTGTTCACTCAGCAAACGACTACACCGTCACGCACCACCGTCGTACAGCAGGATCCAACAGGACAGACTACGATGGGCACGGCAATTAGAACATGGAAAGGTGGGGAAGCCCACCGACGAGATGGCAACTTGACTTGTCCTAATTGTGGAAGTAAGAATGTATTTAGTCGCTCAAACAGTGGGTTATCTACAAACCCACCAGCCCCGCGGTGTTTTGAGTGCGGGTGGAATGGGCTTTACAGACAAGCGGATCAGTCATCATGGGCAGTATAAGGAGCACAAATGGATCAACAACAGTGGGCAAGTCTTAAGGACATCGTTGCCGGAGTTAACAAGAACTTAGGAGAATCTTGCGTCATCCTTGGCAGTGATATGCAACCGGCCTTGCCGCGCATCACCACCGGAATCTTGGCGTATGACCTCATGCTTGGTGGAGGGTGGCCCACCAATCAGTGGAGCGAAATTGTTGGAGATGAGTCGTCTGGAAAGACAGCTATTGCCCTTCGCACTATTGCCGCCAATCAACAACTTGACCCTGAGTGGACTGCTGTATGGGTTGCCGCTGAAGAGTTTGTTCCAAGCTACGCCCTAGCCATCGGTGTTGACTTGTCTAGGTTATGGATAGTTGAAACCAATTTGATGGAACATGCCTATAACCTTGTGTTGGAAGTTATGGCCAATCGAGCCGCTGACTGTGTCGTTATTGACTCTCTTCCGGCTCTTGTTCCATCCACCGAGTCTGAAAAGTCGATGGATGAGTTTACCGTTGGTCTTGGTGCTCGAGTTACATCTAAGTTTTTTAGAAAGGCATCTGAGGCCCAAAAGCGTTCCATGATTCACAAAGAACGTTCCTGTGTTGGCATTATGATCAATCAGTGGCGTGACAAGATCGGTGTGCTATGGGGAGATCCACGCACCACCCCCGGCGGTAAAGCAAAGAACTTCCATTACTTTACGCGTGTTGAGGTAAAGCGTGATGAGTGGATAAAAGAAAAAGATGAAATTGTGGGCCAGAGCATCAAAGCCAGAACCCTGAAGAACAAGACCTATCGACCATCACAGGTTGCTGTTGTTGATTTCTATTTTACGGAGCACCATGGTTTTTCCCTTGGGTCATTTGATGTAGTAAAGGACATGATTAACATTGCCACAGTTGTAGAAATCATCACTCGTTCTGGTGCTTACTACTCATATGGAAAAGAACGTTGGCAGGGTAAAGACAAGATGATTGCCGCTTTCCGTGAGGATGTGACAATGCAAAAAAAACTTAAAGTAGACGTTGAAAAGCACTTTGGCATTAAGCGATGATTTTAGGACGAGACCCAGATAAGACCAGAAAACTCCTGAAGAAGTCAAAGAAGCAGGAGGTTAGAACGGCTGACACCTATAAGGGGTCCCGCAACGCCCGGTCAGGTGCTGGTTGGATGCGCAAGAACGATGTACGTAGCCATAACTTTTTGATTGAGAACAAGTTGACCGCCAACATCAAGGGGATAACCTTAAAATCTATGGATTTAGTTGAACTTCGAGAACGTGCAATTTTAGAGGATCGCACCCCTGTACTACAGTTTGATTGCGGTGGGCGCAGGTACGTTGTTCTTGCCGAAGACGATTTTCTGGAGATGATCAGTGAGTAACAGTGAGTCCTACAAAAAGTTGTTGACAATGTCGGGGGATGTTCTCCCTGTCGTAGCAGTTCAGATGCTGCGTAATCAAGAAGTTCGAGATGCCAAACGAGATTTTATGCATCTACATCCAAGTGAGTTGTCCAAAAAAGATTGGTGTCCACGAGCATCCTGGTACACCATCTCATCTGAGGAAAAGCCCCCAACAAAACCCATGTCCTATCAGCGTTTAAATATCTTTGCTGAAGGTCACGCCATCCATAGCAAGTGGCAAAAATGGATGTGGGAAGCAGGAGTGTTGGAAGGGCAATGGGGTTGTCAAGACTGCCAACATGAATGGTGGGATATTTCTCCAAAGACATGTCCAAAGTGCTCCAGTCACAAAATTTACTATCGAGAAATTCCACTTAAAGACGACAAGTACATGATCCTTGGACACGCCGATGGCATTTTTACTAGCGGTAAAAAAAGGGCACTCATTGAAATCAAATCAGTGGGTATGGGAACGATACGTATGGAGGCCCCAGATATTCATAAACAATACGCGGATGGAACACTTACCTACGATGGTGTGTGGAAGTCACTACGTCAACCGTTTGCCACACATATTCGCCAAGGCATGTTGTACATGCACGTTACCGGCATTCATAAATTAATTTTTATCTATGAGTGGAAGGCTTCCCAAGAAGTCAAAGAGTTTTCTATTGAGTTCATGCCGGAACTCATTAAACCCATACTTGACAATTGTTCCAAGGTAATGGATGCTTTGGAGGATGGTATCCCGCCAGAGCGGCCAGCCTGGGCTGAAGAACAAACCCACACAACCTGCAAAAACTGTCACTACAAAGAAAGGTGCTGGAAAGCGTGAGTGTCATGTCAATTGAAACCCTTGAAGAAGAGTACGGAAATTTTCATCAACATTTTTCGTTGCCGACTAAACCCGGCAATGAAATTCCAGATATTCCATTTAACCTTGATGATTTGACCGATTCGGAGTTAATGAAGTATTACGCCCAATACACGGCTTGGCTTAACTACGCAAAGTCACAGTTAGTTCTTGCCGAGATTGCAGAAGAGAGCTTTTCCAACGATCTAGATTTTGCCAAAGCCACTACGTTGATTAATCAGTGGGATACCAAAATCAAAGGTGAGTTAGTCACTATTGCTAAGGCGAAAAGCAGTGTGTCAGAAACTGTAGTGAGCGCCCAAAACGCCTATACAAAAGCCCGTGCGTACCGAAAACTTGTTGATACAGTATTTGATCGATGTGAACGTGGCTCTCATCTCCTGTCAAGGGAACTGAGTCGTCGTATTAGTATTGTTCCGCACGAAAAGAAACTGTATAAATACATACCATGATCAAAGTTAGGTGTCTAAAGTGCGGAACGATAGTTGAGCACAACCCCCGTCAAATAACGGGTTGCGGTTGTGACCCAGATGCACCGACCTGGGTGTACATCGAAACCGATGGTCGTATTCGTGGGTTTAGTCAAGCTGAGTGGGAAAAGATCGATGGGTAATAAACATAAAGCCAAAGGCACGTCGTTTGAGACTGCCATACGTGAATATCTTAACGCCAATGGCTTTGAGAAAGCCCACCGCACAGCGTTGGAAGGCGGGCAAGATAAAGGAGACATTCACGGCATAGAGCAGACCAGACACAATTCTGGTGTTACTATTGTCCGAAAAGCTTGTATTCAATGCAAGAATCAAAAAACGTTTAAGTTAAGTGAGTGGCTTAACGACACCGTGGATCAGGCTGTCCGACTAGACAATGCCCCCCTTTCTGAAACTGCTTTTCGCCAAGCTGCCCTGCCCATTTTGGTGGTTAAACGCCCCGGCAAGGGAGAAAAATCACTTGGTGATTCCTACGCGGTCATGCGCTTGTCCGACATTGTTGCTATTTTAAAAGATTTGGGGTTCTGCTAAACTTGTTTTAGGTTCATTGTTAGGAGACAATATGGCTGAAGAACAGGTTACAAAGATTGACGATGTCCTTAAAGTTTCGGGAAGTAGTAATCCTCAAAGTGTAGGCTCAATTTTGGCTAGATCTGTCGTTGCTGGACATTTTCCCAAGATGCGAGCAATTGGAGCCAGTGCGGTTAACCAAGCAGCAAAATCTGCTGCTATTGCACGTGGTTTTGTTGCCCCCCGTGGTATTGATCTGACCTACATTATTGGCTTTGATGATATTATTGGAGAGAACGGAGAGAGCATTTCGGCAATCTCCTTTAAACCTGTAGTGAGGTAGTCATGCCGTTGTTTCGACACAAAGGTCATCATGGTGGGCGCTACGACGATCCGCATGGCGTGACCAAACCCCCGCCCGTACGCAACATAGATGATGTGCACCAGTCAGTAATGCGTGGGGATACAAAAAGGTATGCCAAGCCAGATGGCAGTGTTGGCTACAAAGTTCAAATCGATAGTGAGTCCACTGCTCCAGCTGTTCCGTTGTCTAAGAAAGAACAGCGCCGTAAAGACAAGGCGATGAAGGAAATTAACAAACCCAAGAATCGTGACGAATCACAAAGGCGTGGTCGTGTTTATGACCGTGCCCGCGCAGACGAAGAACGTAGGCTTGACACTTTTGGCCAGAACACCTTTAGAGAAAAAAAGGATGGTCGTATTGAGTCGGTTGCCAAGGGTGGAGTTGCCGAAGCGTACGCTAAGGGCGGGTTCAAGGGTGTCGAGAAGTACGACAAAAAGACGTATGGTAGGAAGCCACGTGCTGAAGCAGCCAAGGCTCACGAAGAAAAGCAAGCTCACGAAGAAAAAATGAAACAGGGTGAATACCACAAAGACATTAGGATCTAAGTTTTAATATGGGTTTTATTCGAAAGCACGACCAGCCCAAAGGTTCGATCACCGATATCAATGAGTATCGTGGTCGCAAAGCTTCCGCAGCTCGAGATGCTGCCCATAGCGAATCACCTGATTACAAGGTTAGGGATATTCATCCACTAGAGGCGCATTACCAAAGCCAGGTTGATCTTCCAAAGTTAGGCATGAAACGCCCGGGAACCGCTGGCCGATTTACGTCGTATGCCATGCGCACCATGGACCACATCGGCAAAAAGATGGGTGTGATTGGTCAAGACGAAAGTCTTTATCAAGACGAACCATTGCGTAACCAAAATGAGAATTATGATAAATACCAACTACCAAAAGATTATAAAGAAACTAGGTATCCAAAAAAAGTAAAAAAAACCGATGCTGGTGGTAGCGGTAAAAAGCCGCCCAAAAAGCCCCGAATTCAAAAAGATGGTTTCCCGGATGGTTACCCCGAAGATAAAAACAAAGACAAGTGGCCCAACAAAGATGACGATTGGTATGCCTAAGAAAAAGAAAACCACCAAAAAGAAAGCCAAGCCCAGGCCTATTTCATCCGCTGCCGGAGCCGGTGGCGGTTTTATGACATCCATGGGCGGTAGGGGATGACTGGTAAAAAACCAATTCTTCCTGTTGTAAAACCACAGAAGTTTGGTTACAGAGCTAGTGATATGTTAAATTCTCCCCAATGGGGAAATCTTAAGGATATAGTAAAAACCGAACGGGAACGTGGTAACGATATCCCAAAAGGGTTTTTGCGACAGTTTAGAAATCATGAGGCCATATGGGTCACACACAAGCCCGAAGACGCTGCCAGATACGCTCTTTCAGCAGATAATTGGCACAAGCCTATAAGTAGAAAAAAGGCTTTAAATTTAGTAGAACGCGTAGACGTAGCTGGTGCAGTTCCATACATTGATGACGGAGATGGTGGATACTTGTATGTACGTAAAAGAACGCCAAAGGGTAGAGGTAAGAAATGAGCCAGCAGACGCAAGCATTTGCTAACTGGAATAACCCCAGCATGCCACCCGACGCTGGGTCGCAACCTCTTCTTGGCCCCGCACCTGTTTTTCGCAGCGCAAAGGACTACCAACTAGCAGGGTATCGAACCCTGCAAGACACTACGTATCCAGACGGATACTTAGGGACAATGTCGGCCAACCGACGACAGGACAAGATCCTTGGCACGTTGAGCCGAATGAATGCTCGACAGTACTCTCGTGGTGTTCACAAAGGTGAACGCATCAACCAAGGTGATTACCTCTGGCCTCAAGAGTTCAATCTTTACACTGGTCTTCAGTACCAACAGGCTGGTATAAAGTTTGCACCTCCGGGAGCTGAGCCTGTACGCCTAACGAACGATGGCAAAGTCGGCCCTAAAGGTTTGCCCAGGACCACCGATCAAGAAGTAACTGTCGAAGTCAATGCTGAGCGAAGGGCGCAATTGCAGACTCTGCGCCCAACCTGGAGATAAGTATGGCCCGTAAAGGCACAAGCAACTCCTTAAAGCGTTTTGATGTTGCGCCTGAGTATTTGTACCCGGTTAGCCACACAGCAATGACTAGTGCAGCTAATAATTTAATGCACGTCAAAGGATACAAACAAGATATAAAAGATTCTCAAAACTTTGAAGATGAAGATGCGAGTTGGTGGAGTCGCAGCCATTATGCAAATCCCAATCCCGGAGAACCTTGGGATATGACCCCGCATTTTTACGAAGGAACAAGTCTTGATGACAACATGAGACACATTCCTAGTCTTGAAAAAGAAGCAAATGAGTATATGTCTGGGTTGAGGTTACCGGATGCTTTTGACATAAAAGAGGCAGCAACCGACAATTATTACAACCACTACTACAGAGAAAAAACTGGTGGACATCTATCAGGAAAAGATTATTACCCCAAAAGAGTTTTCAGCGGGTCGTACACTGACGAAGTAGCAAGATTTGGGTATGACGAACTAGATTTTATGACAAAAGATCAACTTCCCAAAAAGGGTGTTAAACGTAAAATAAGGTCAAGAGATGATGCTGATCACAACCCAATGGACACCCTTTCCTGGGATGATAACTCCCACCATGTAATTACTGGAAAGTGGCTTACTAAAGGCGTGGGGGCATTACCAGCTAAGGACTGGGAAACTGGTCATTATTACCCTGAATATCGAGGATTTATACAACACCAATATGACAGGGTTCGAGCAGGTCAGCCTAAAACTACTATTGAAGAATACGTAACTAACCACGTTCCAAACCACGAAGCCCTACGACGCAACGTAGAAGAACAGAATGCCCCTAAGTCAAAAAAGAAGCCAAAGCCCAGCCCAACAAAAGTTGAAAAGCCAAAAGCCCCATCAAAACCCTTATCCAAGAACCAATTTGGCGGTGACTGGGGAGCAGAGCAATTAGAGCTCTTTTAATGATATTCTGGAGGATCTATGGCTGAGAAAAAGAAAGCATCTGCTGCTGACAAGGTTAAAAACTCGCGTTTGAAGCGGCATATTCGTATGCATGAACGTATTATTGCCGATCCCGGCAAGGTGTTTGGTACGGGCGAGGGCGGACAAGTACGTAGCATGGTAAGCCCAGGTGGTACAAGATATGAACCAGGTTTAACTGGCGACAAATTAAAAAAGCATCAAGACTTTTTGGCGAAGAATGTTGCAAATAGTCAAAAAGAATTGAAGCGGCTTCTTGATCCAAAAACAGAGGAGTCATACAACCTAGAAGATACAGAAGTTAAAGAGCGAAAAGCAAGTGAGCGAAAGGATCCCACTGTGGCAAAAAAGAAAGATAAATCTTCTGAAATGAAGACTCCAGATACGCCTGCAAACGCACCAGAGGCCAAGGAAGAAAAGAAAACTGACTCCAAGAAAAAGAAGCCCGCTGCTGAGAAGCAGCCCGCCGCCGAGAAGCAGCCCGCTGCCTCCAAGGAAAAGAGGCCGCGTGGTCGTCCGAAGAAGACCACTCCAGCAGTGGATGCTGCCGTTAATAAGGCATCCGAATCAATGGCAAAGAAAGAAGATGCTCCAGCAAAGAAAGAAGACTCCCCATCAACTGGTCCTCGTAACTTTGGCGCAAAGAAAGAAAAGAGCACCATCTGGGACGATGCAAAGGCCGCAGGTGGCGGTATGTCATACGGAGAAGCTCCTGAAGACACCAAAAAGGGCGGTACTGGTAAGCCCAAGAACTTTGGCGCAAAGAAAAAGGGTGATGGTGGCTATTGGGACGAAGAGCGTAAAGCTTCAGCCGAACGTGCAAGTCGAGGCGGCATGGAAATGATGCGTACAGACGAGTGGGATAAAGATACAGGACTCGTTAGCGAGCCTAGTAAATCTCCAGCCAAGGGTCCAGAAGTTACACCTGTTAACCCCTCAGCCCCAACTGAGGATTCTTCCAAAAAGGGTGGAAGGCTTCGAGGAACACTTGCTAAAGTTGGCAAGTGGCTTGGTGGATCTGAAGTAGACATACGAAAGAGAGGAGAGGCACAAGCAGCGGCAGACGCTCCTCCGTCTCCTCCGACTCCACCATCTGGTTCAGGTGGTGGTGCAGTCCCTCCGACTCCTCCGGCAGGCGGTGGTAAAGGAAGGCTTCGAGGAAAAGGCCTCGAAGACGCTCCAACCTCTCCATCAGACGGTGGTGCTCCAGCGGGTGGCGGTGGTGCCCCAGCAAGTGGTCGTTCTGGTGCTTTCCAGGGCGGACATTCAGCATTTAACAATGTTGGGGCAGTCCAAGGTGTAAACATTGGCGGAAATAACAGTGGCGATATAACCGGTGGCAGTCCGTTTTCTACCAACAACCAGACAATAAATTATGGTGGCGGTGGAGGTGCAGGCGGTGGTTTGCCTTCGACGATCACCAATAGTGGTCGTGCAGCCGGTGGTGGCAAAGGTGGGGTAATAAGTAACAGCGGTGCTGCTGCTAACCATCCTCGAGCCAAGAATGCCACACGTGGTGGTCGACGCACTACCAAAAACAATGGCTAAAACAGCAGCGTGGCAACGTAAAGAGGGTAAAAATCCCGAAGGTGGCTTGAACGCTAAAGGACGTGCGTCTGCTAAAAAAGAGGGGCACAACCTCAAGCCGCCCGTGTCACGTGAAGAAGCTTCCAAATCAAAGTCAAAGGCAAAGCGCCGAAAGTCTTTTTGTGCTCGAATGGAGGGCATGAAAAAGAAAAACACGTCGTCTAAAACCGCACGTGATCCAGATAGCCGTATTAACAAATCATTGAGAAAGTGGGACTGTTAAATGTCAAAGAAAAAAGTATGGGATAAAAAGAATCCCAAGAAAAAGTCAGAGAAGCTTGACCCGTCTGAAAAGGCTGAGGCCAAGGCTCGCGCTAAAAAAGCAGGCCGCCCTTACCCCAACCTCGTAGACAACATGGCAGTAGCAAAGAAGAAAAAGTAATGGCTAAACAAGGTCCTTGCTGGGATGGCTACGTGCAAAAAGGCATGAAGAAGAAGAACGGTAAATTAGTTCCTAATTGCGTTCCCGCAGAAAAATCAAAGAAAACTAAGAAAGCTAAGAAAAAGTAATGGCTGTCGATAACTACCGATCTCGTCGTCCGTGGCAATCACGTGAAGAGATGCTGGTAGATATCGCCCTACAATCAGCCATTTCCGATTTAGATACCATCCGACAAACCCGCCCTGTT